CCGCCTTCGCCGCCCATGGCAGCTTGGTTTTGCACTTGGCCTTGGAGCTGCCCTTGCAGCTGTCCCTGGGCTTGCTGGTTGACGTTGCGAATCGTGGTGCGAGCCGCTTCCGTGACGGCAGCAGCGCCAACACGTCCGCCCGCTTCGATCATTGACGGAATGATAACGCAGTGGAAAGCCTGGCCGCGAGCCGATGCCGCGTCGATTAGCTTAGCGTCCGCGTCATAAGTCTGGAGCACAGTGAGCGTGCCGCAGTCGGAGAAGCGAACGTCGCTGCGATGAAGCACAACGTCAATCGATTTGTTGCTCGTCGGCAGCAAGAAGCTCTCGGGCTTCGTGGTGTAAGAGCCGCAGCCCACCGCAAGCAAAGCCGCTGGAATCAGGGCAAAGGGTGCGCGTTTCATTATAGCACCGCCCAGGTCAAGGCTAAGCGCCCGGTGATGGTGCAGCGCCGCTTGGTGGAATTGGTAAGCTTGCCGGCGCGACGAAGCTCCGGGAGCCGTTTGTGGATCGCGTCGTGCGAAAGCACGTCAGGATTCACCTTGATGGACAACTCGGTGGCAGTGCGGTAGGGAAACTCCCGCACCAACGCCAGCGTCTTGGTGAGCTGATCGGCAATGATGCCGCTGCTCGCCACGTTATGAAATGCAAGATTCTCCGAAGTCATAAAACCCTCCTAGTACGGTCGGTTGCGCACAATTAGTCTTCCGTTTGATTTTTCAACGTAGCACACTTGGGCTAGGAAGAATCTCCCTGTGCGCTCGAAACTCGGTATCCGCTTGTCTGCCATTGCAGCCACTAGATCGTACAAAGTCAAGACACCACCACCTTTCCATCCACCTTGTAATCCCGCAACACTCTTCGAAGCTTCGGCAGAGCCCGCTCTTTCATCCATCGACGCCAAGTGCGAGTCGACCGCTTCTTCATGTACCGGGTGGCGTAGCTCACCGACTGCCTGTAGAGGAGCACCCGCATAAGCACCCGCCTCTCCTGTACTGTAAACATTCCCAAAGCCTTTGTCAAGTCATACCGCAGCTCTGGTTGATCCTCCCGCACAAGCAGAGCCCGCTCTGTACCTTCCCCCTGTAAGTCTAGCAAAACAACCTCTTCTCTCTCCCCCTGGTCGTTGCGCAGGCGGAGCGCATGATAATCATCTGCCCTCACCTTTTTAGCCCCAAACCTTGTACTATCGGCCACCCTCTTGGGAGCCGGCTTAGCTTTCCTCTTGTTTTTCATCGTGTTGCCTCTGTTCCTTAATGCGTTTCATTGAACGATAGATCGTCATTCGAGACATACGCCCCTTGTAGCCTTGCTGCTTCAAGAGCTGGATTGCCTTGTCCGAGCCGTAGCCCGCGTCGACGTAATGCCCAAGCTTTCTAAGCACTTGCTGCTCATCTGGGTCGGGCTGAAGACAGCCCTCGTCAAACCGGTAGCCGAAAGGAGCATGGTGGCACCACCGCTGCCCTCGTCGCTTCTTGTACTGGAGAGCATCGGATGTTTTCTTCTTCACCATGTCCCTGAAAAACTCATCGAACAGCCCTCGCATGCCCGTAGCCAGCTTCTTGGTTGGGTCGGCTAGGTCAACCCTCCCCTGGCCTACCTCGTGGATCTCCACGCCCGCCAGGGCCAGCTGTTGCAGGTTTTCGAGGAGCCCTACAACGTCGCGGGAGAGCCGATCTTGATTGTAGAACACAAGAGCGCCGGCTTGGTGCCGCTTGATCGCTCCGTGAATCTGCTCCCACCGGCCACGCGAGGCCCCGCTGACGCCATCATGCTCAATGTATTCAACCACTTGCATGCCATTAGCTGAGGCATATCTGGAGATCTGATCGGCCTGCTCCAGCAGCGAAACCACCTTATTATCCGAGGCCTTAGACCGCCTCACGTAACCGATTACTTTCACTTTGCATTCCTCTTCACATTCCGCTTGCACCGTTCGCACCATCGCCGGCTTGAGCACTTACCGAAGACACACTTCGCCATGCGCTCGCATCGCCGCCCGCGACACTTGTGGTAATGCCCGCCATCGGGCTCTCCGCTGCCGATCACTTCACCCCCACCACGCACCACGTAGGATGCAGCTCTGCAATCACCACGTTCGTGGGACTGCCCTTCGGGTCTTTGATGATCCGGTCGAGCACAACCTCGATCCGCGCTTCACCGATTAGCCGGTGAACAGTGCCCTGGCCGAATGGATAGATGGTGATTACATCACCGGTTCTTGGCATCATCATGGCTAGTCATCCTCCAGCAAATAGATCGTGTTGAGAGTTTCCACGAGGCCCTGCATGAGATCCATGCGGAGCACGCGGCTTGTAATGATCCGACGCCCAGATCCCAGGTGCGGGTGATCCTGGGGAATGCCAATCAGCCGAAGCTGACGCGAGCTTAATTCGACAAACGACCAGCTCGCTAGTTTCACTCTTGGTTTCATAGCTTCCTCCATGTCAGTAAGTATAGCCATCGCCCACCCGCATGTCAAGGGGTGCGGTTATCTCAGCCCTCATTTCACGGCTGATTGTTTTTGCCAGGGGAGAGCGGACGAACGCCGACACCCGCTTGTTCCCCCGGCGACAAGATACCAGTAACAGTTTTCCGTGTGCCGCGCCAGATGAAGGCGTTACAGAGCCGGCAGATGCTAACCGAGATCGTTTCTCCACCTTGCTCTCTCCTCTCACGATACCACGGGCTTGGTTCATGGTTACACTCTTGGTTTGTTAGGACAGTCGTTGGCGTTGAACTCATGGCTGGCCTCATACGCACAATGCGGGCACACCGTCACCATCTGAGGGGTGTTGGCGCTCTTCCGGTGCTCTTCCCGCTTCGCCGCCGCAGCTTTCAGATTGGTCGCCCAATTGTTCCAAAACACTTCGGTGTCGAGCTGCCTCAACAGCGCCGCGCCCTTCTGCTTGTAATCCGCATAGCCAGCAGCATCGATGACCTTCTTCACTTCGTCCTTCGATAAGATCGAAACGATATGGCCGATATACTCTGCCTCTTCACCGCTGAAAGTAGCCGTCAGCTCGAAGCTGTTCTTAAACTGCCTCACTCGATTGACTCGCATAAAACCTCCTAGTTGCGCACGTTAGTAATAACATATCCGATCATCCACGCTAAGCCTGTCAAGGGAAACACCAGAAACACCCACTCGCCAAAAGCATCCACCAAGCCACGGAGAACAATCACCACGACAGCTATTAGGAGCAGGCAAGCATACCCTACGAAGATGTTGCCGATTACGCTTTCCATCAATCCTCCTTTGGAGACACGCTTGTTGGTTCGAACAATAGGAATGGCTCTTTGACTCCCTTGTGCCAGTTGTTCACGGCCAAGACGTTGCGCACCGGGTCGTCACCGAGCGCCGCTTGAAAGGCAGCCCTCACCGGCAGATCGTAGTCGACCGGCAAGCTTATGATTGCATGGTGGCCCTTGCCGTCTTTCGACGTGTAAAGGTGCTCCAGCTTCGCACCGTATCGACGGCGCAGGATCTCGAAGACAAGATCATTCAGCTGCTTGCCATCGTCCAGGTCGACCAGCAGATGACGCGGGGTGCTGCGATGCACGATGAAGCCGGCGTCCGCAGCCTTATCAACCGCTGCTTCAAATTGTACGCTATAATCCGTTGATTCCATTGCGCTTTATCCTCCTTGCATCGCCCACGCCATAGCGAATCAGCTGACTCACTGACTCGGGAATCGGGAAGCTTCCGTCTTCCCACCGCTGCACTTGCCGCACACTGTAGCCCAAGGCCTTGGCGAGCGAGGCCTGGGTGTGATGCCGCTTCAGCCTTTCCGCAATGAATTCAGAGGCTTGCATGGTATCTCGCAATCTGTTCAGCATCGAAGTTGCCGTTCACTGCAATTCGTTTTGGTGTGCGTTCCATGGCTCTAATCTAATCCTCCCCTCGTGCTTTGTCAAGCCCCTGTATTTTGTGCCGGCTACGCTCCCATCGGAAGTCGACGCAATCGCACTCCATGCAAGGCTTGATCCACTCATTTCGATCATGCTCTTTGTAGCTATGCCGGCACCGTCCGCACTTACGATCTTGGCCCTCAGCTTTAAGCATTTTTAACTCCTAACTGCTTGATCTTACTCACTTCATGCTCAAATGACATATAAATAGCTCTTAATAGCTTAAAGAAGCTTTGCTATACTTAGCTTCTTAAAGCTTTAAGAAGCTGCTTAAAGCAGCCTAAGCTGCTTTAAGCTCATAGCTCTGGCTTAAGAGCCCTAAGCTCTTAAGCCCATAGCTCCAATAGCATAGCTCTGACTAAATGCCATAGCTCTAAAGCTTCAGGGAGCTTCATAGCTTCGAGGAGCAAAGCTTCGAGGAGCTTCATGGCTTGCTCCGAGGAGCTTCGTTCACTGTGATCTCTACGCAGAGAGGAGCACCGTTTAGAGCTGCTATTCTGTACGCTTCTCGCCACTCAGGAGCACAGATTAGTAGCAGCATGATGAAGTCTTCGAGCTGCATTGTTGACTCTGTGCTATTCATATCATCCTCCATGCCCAAATTACTTTAGCTCGTGGTCTTGAGCGCCAATCATGTACTAAGCCCTGCGTCACTGCGAAGTAGTGCCCTCGGGACATGCAGAGATAATGCCCCTCGGGATGCGCTAAAGCGAAAGCTTTGACTGTCATGCTCTTATGCCGCAGGTATCGCGTGACTGTATCGGGAGCGATGTTCAGGATCGCATTGGCAAGCTGCGTCACGCTAGTCTTGCGCCCTGGCTTGCGTCCCTCAGCTTGTAGCACGCTCCATGCTTGACTGTAGGGTATGCCGACAGCGCAGACAAGAGCCCGGACAGCGCAATCGTTGCGCTCAGTGTGCGGAGCGCAGCCGCGATAAAGATCGTCAGTGTGCTTAAGCATTGCTGTTCTCCTCGCGTTCGATAATGGCATACTGCCAGTTGACAGAGTAGGGGCTTTCCGCTTCCCATAGCTCCGGGTGTTGCTCTAAATCAATCACCTTGCTCTTGAACTGTAGCGGATAGCCTTCCGGCAATCCGATGATTCGATAGCTCACCATGACTTAGCCCTCCGCCTTGCAAAGACAACGCTCCAACACCTTACCGTTAGCCTGGGGACCGTTCCCCATGTCGGGATAGTCCAAGCCGCAATCAGTGCAGCTGTACCAGTTGAAGCTATCCCGTAGCCCAAGCCTGGCATGCCCGGTGAACTTTAGCCCGGTGCGCTGCTCGATCTCCCTAGTTTGCTGAAGATCCCACCATCTGCAAATTGGTGTCTCGTATTCGTTCATAATGCCCTCGAATCCCGCACAGGTTGCCACGTAATAGCTTTTCAGGCCTTGGTTGCGGCTAGTGCCTCAGTTTCGCTTTTCTCCTGGGGCCAAGCCCCTAACCCTTCAAAATAGCCCCTTAAAGCCACACAATTGGCCGTAGCGCGATGTGTATGGTTTTCCCTACACTCAGGGACTAGGGGCCATTTAGCCCCCAATCCCTAAGCTTTTCCAGTAGTTACGCTCCGAACACCTTGCTGAAGCCCACGGTGGAGTTGAAAGCCACATTGGGAGTTGACTCTTTCAGAGCCCGCGTTACCGCGTTGTGCAAGCCCCATGCTGTCATCTGGGCGCAATCGGGATATTGCTCAGGGTTACGCTGTGCCCGTTCGAAGAAGATATCGTAAGCGATCTTGAAGGTTTGGAACGTAAGTATGCCATCGTAAAGGCTTTTAGCGAGCAAAGCCTGTGCCTCATGCGTCGACAGCGACGTGTTCTGCATGCGTTCGATGCTATTGGCGAAATTTGACTGCTTGTTACGCCAAGAATCCATCCCGCGACGGATCAAATCACGGAGCGAATAGCCCCAGGTGTGCTTTTGCTTCAAGACGGTGATATCGCCGCTCAATGCCATGTTATCGCAAACGAAGACGCGAGCGCCGGCAACGATCTGGATTGCAATTTTCTTGTCATTGCTGTGACGAAAACCGATTGCCGATGATACTCCCGGCACTAGCTGTTCAGCTAAATCAAAGGCACCGAAAAGCTTGTTGCCATTGCTTCCGACTGCGAACTGCTCCCGCGTGACTTCGAGCCCCTGATAAGACAAGTCAAGCTTGATGCTTTCGACTAGCTCAACATGACTCACTGGACGCCAATAGCGTGTCGAGCCCGGAGTTGCGATTTCTCGCAGCTGCTCGATTGTGACGATTGCCGTGTCTTTGTGACTGATAAACCTTGCTTTGTTATTGTTGTCTTCCATGACTGCGATTCTCCTATCTGTCGTTGAGCCCGTTAATGTTTTGACTTGTTATTAAGCATCTTCTGTGCCAACGTCATCGATGGCATTTTCGAGCATCTCTTCCCGTACCGCTGCCAATTGGTCTTCCCTGTCAGTGTCAATGCTGTCAATTGACTTGTCACCAATGACAAGATGACCGTCGACAAGCGATAGCGATGGAAAGCGCTCCAACATCGCTAGGCGTTGCTTTGCCTCTGCGATTGACTGCCGGTGACTCTCGATCAATGCTGTATTCACTGGTGTCTCACCTAACAGATAGCGAATGTTAGTTTCAGTGAAAGTGATTTTGAATCGTAGGTTGTCAGATTCAGTGTTATGCATGGCTTGACTCTCCTATAAGCTTGAAAACAACGCGAATCGGTCCCTGATGATATAGCAATCATCTTGTGACTTGTCAATGCTCCATCGAGCAATGACTTTACCATCTGGCATAATCTTGTAATCGTTAACCAGATGCGCAAGGTAAGCGCTGTCCGTAGCGTTCGCAAGCGCTTTGCCATATTCGTCAATCGAGATTTCGAACTTTGCTATTTTTTCCATGGTCTTATTCTCCTATTTTGTCGACTATCTCTTCAGTGATAAAGCTTCGGCTACAGAGCTGATAATAAGCTTCACTTTCGAATTGCTCTGCTCCGCAATTGGCGCAATGGTCGCATGACTCATAATCGTGACCTAGTTTGTCTTCAAGCTTTTTGCTCATTGTCTTTCCTCTACAGAGTCACTAGAAAATCACTGTTCTGCTTTGCTCGTTTTTTTGCTTCATTACCTTTGATGCAAAGGCCTACAATTACGTTTTTCTTGTCAAGAAATCTCAAGTCATGCTCGGTGCCGTCTATGACTTCGTGCCCTTTGTAGCTGTCAGGGATATCGCCGGCGAATACCACGGCAACATTGACTCCGCGATTCATTGCGTCTTCACAAGCTTGCCAATTGTCACCACTGAAAGAGAATGTTAGGTGATAATTTGGTAGCTGTCCGCGATGCTGTAGCGGTACTTTGGTGTAATCGTAAAATTGAACTTCCGAGAATTCAACCATTAAGCTTGACAATTTCTCCCATAGAATATCGCTTGTGCCGTTTAAGCGAATCGCAGGGATTAAATTCAATCGCTTTGCTCTTCGGATTAAGGCCTTGATATCTTGCCGCAAGGTATCGATGAAAGCTTGACGATTGCTCAAAAACTCCATCGTTTTGCGTGCCCTTACAGCATTGATCTTCGGATATACTTGACCTAACCCGCTATCAACTAAGCAATTCGTGAAACATGATTCGCTGGCATAGGGACAAAGCTTTGCTCGGTTTGTTCTTGGGTTAAGATACAGTATGCCCGTAAGATAACCGTAAGACTCACCTAAGCTTGTCTTTGCATTGTCTTCCGTTAACAGTTTCATTGCCATATTGTTCAATCTCCTATGCCAGTAACAAAGCAATCGATATGCCAGTGCAGCGTTGCGCTGGAATGCTCAATCGCTCCAAGATGCTCCAAGCGCTCTTCCGCGTTTTGTCATATCTGTCAAATCTTTGTGTCAATGTCATGTCAGAGACAAAGAACTTGACTATGCAAGAGGCGTGCCAAAAGCAATTTCAAGCTTTGGAGCGCTCTTCCCTGCTAACTATGTGATATCCCTATGCAATATCCGTACCACATCGAACGTTATGGTATGCTTGCCGATCTCTTAAGCAATATGCATGCCATGCTAAGTCATTGATATCATTAGTGTTTGTTGTTGCATGCAAGAACCGTGCCATGCTCGGACATGCAAGATCGGTGCCAAGCATCTGGCATGGATTTTGCAAGGCGGCGGCAGCGGGGTGGCCCCGAGGGGTGGGGTGGGCAGAGGTCCATATTAGAGCCTTTTCTCATGCGTGTGGAACAAAAAGAACTTTCCTGTGCTCCTCCGCGCACTTAGCTCCTCTTTCGCCCACAGCTTTGACCAAAACTTCCATGTTTGGGGCCAATAGGGTGAGGGGGACAACATGCCAAAGCTGCGTAAGCCAGGGAGATCTAAGAAAAAAGGGGTGCCCCCGACAAAGCGAGAACAAGCCCAGATGTTGGCGTTGAAGCAATTGAATCTCGGCAACTACCAAGTGGGCGAGATCATGGGCCGCTCGCCACACACCATCAGGAAATACTGCGAGAGCCCAATGTTCACGGACCCGGCTTTCCAGAAGCTCGTGGAGGAGTACAAGAGCAAGGAGCTGATCGATCTCACAGCGATGAACATCAGCGCTCGGGCTCGCATTCACGATCTCATTCCGACAATGACACCGATTGAAGCCGTGGCCGTCATGGACAAGAGCTTCCAGCAGCGGAGACTGGTCGAAGGCAAGTCTACTGAAAATATCTTTTCGTTACGCAGGATCATTGAGGACGCTCACAGCATAAAGCCACTTACGGAGGAGAGCCATGCCATTGAAGTCTGGCAGCAGTCAGAAGACAGTCAGCAGCAACATTCGCACGGAGATGAGTCACGGCAAGCCACAGAAGCAAGCCGTAGCTATAGCGATGAGCAAGGCTGGCAAATCACGAAAGAAAAAGAAAAAGAATCTTAAAGAAATCTTCGGCTAAAACCTTACAGTAAATGTAAGGATTTTGCTTTGTCTGGAGGGACGATGTATCAGCCGGTGGAGATTGATAGACGGCATTTTAAAATAGGCACTCCTCGACACGGGCACACTGGAAAAGTAGCGGGTAAGGTTTGGGTCTCCCCCACCTACCAGAGCTGGACCTCTATGAGGGGACGCTGCAAATACCCATGCGTCAGAAGCTTCGAGCATTATGGCGGGCGTGGTATAGCGGTGTGTGAGCGGTGGCAGGTGTTTGAAAACTTCCTAGCGGATATGGGAATCCGACCAGAAGGGAAGACCCTCGACCGTATCGACTCAGACGGCAACTATGAGCCTGGGAACGTAAGGTGGGCTACTCTACAGGAACAGGCGGGAAACAAACGTGGCAAAGTCAGCCGAGTCGGATAAGATACTTGCGTGGAGTAAGGACATAGAACTATACGTTGCCGAAACCATTCCAGATTTCACCTTCACTAAACAACAGCTAATTGCGGCCAGAGCGTTCGTGGAGCTATGTTGGGCGAAGCTTGAAGTGAATGGGAATCCCAACGGAAAGCACAGCGACAAGCTGAGGCATCTCTCCCGCAAGTTCGGGATGAGCATTATGTCAGGCGTAGGCACTGGCAAGGGCGCTCTTGCCGCTGTGCTTGTGTTATGGTTTCTTACGGTGTTTCCCTACCCTAAGTGTGTGGCCGTATCTCCATCTGCGAGGCAGCTGCGGGACAACCTTTGGTCCGAATTAGCCAAGTGGCATCAGAAGAGCAAGATTAAGGATTTCTTTGTTTGGCAGAGCGACAAGTTCTTTCTGAAGGAGTGCGATGGACAACAGTGGTTTATCTCGGCCCGTACCGCTAATCCCCGTAACAGCGCTGATGAACAAGCTGAAACTCTTGCGGGTATTCATGAGGATTTTGTTCTTATCGTCGGAGACGAGGCCACTGGTGTACCAGACCCCGTTTTTCGGCCTCTCGAAGCCACTCTCACACGTAAATGCAACCTCTGCTTATTGACCTTCAACCCTACAAAGGGCAAAGGCTTCGCGTATGACACACAATTCAAGGAGCGCGACCAGTGGGTGACGTTCCGGTGGAACTCGGAGGAGTCGGAACTTGTCACAAAAGAAAGTATCGAGCGACTTGAACGAAAGTATGGCAGAGAGTCAAACTCATTTCGCATTCGTGTCTTGGGATTGCCTCCCCTGTCTGGAGAAAATGAGGTTATCCCTTGGGATTGGATCGAAGAAGCAGTTGATCGAGACTTGGAGCCCCTCTCGGACGATAAGCTCATTTACAGTCTCGATGTCGGAGCCGGGGGTGACGACTCGATACTCCTGAAAAAGCTTGGCCCCCGCGTGTTGAGCCTCGAAGCAAAAGGCTACAACGAGAGCACGAAGGTGGTTGATTGGGCTGTGCGAGAAGCATTGGCTCAGCCGCCCACAGTGTTCTTTGGCGATCCTATCGGATGGGGATGGGGCGTCATGGGCGAGATCGAGCGCCGCGTAAAGCACATGGATATCGACGTGGTGCAGGTGAACGTCAGCGAGCATGCCTATCAGCCTGACCGCTTTCATCGGCTCCGCGACGAGCTGTGGTGGACCCTGCGCGAAGAGTTCGAGCGCGGCCATCTCTGCATTCCCGACGATCCGATCCTCAAAGGTGATTTGAACGCTCCTCACTACGACGATAGCACGGGCATCATCAAGGTGGAGAGCAAGGCCGACCTAAAGCGGCGCGGCGTAGAGAGCCCCAACAGGGCAGACGCGCTGATGATGACCATGCGGTATGGTGCCAGCGAAATTAGACGCCGGCCTCCCCCGCGTGACAAGGCCAAGAAGCGCAGCTCTGAGAGCTGGCGCACAGCTTAACGAAAGGAATCTCCGTGGCCCAAGCAACCAATTCTCCGACATACGAAGAAGATGCCCGCGAGAAGGGCCATGAAGAGGAAGACGAGAGCTACAAAGAGTTCAGTGCTGAATCAGATCTCCCTCCCGATGAAAAGGCCAAGCTTGTAGACAAGCTGGACAAGATGTTCTTGTACGCGCTGGACAATCCATCCTGGAAGCGCGGGCGAGACAAGATGATCGAGTGCTTCAAGTATCGAGAGGGAGAACAGTGGACGGAAGCCGAGAAGAAAATTCTCGCAGAGCGCCATCAGCCTGACACGGTGAACAACCAGATCAGCGTGGTGGTGAACAGGCTGGTCGGAGACTTGGTGAACCAGCGCTTCCGTGTGGGCTTTGTGGGGCTCAACCAGGAGCCTGATGAAGCCATTGCCAACATCCTCTCTGACATATTCCGCCATATTCGCCAAAGCAACGATCTCGAATTCGAAGAGCGCGATATGGCAGAGGACGGCTTCACCTCCGGGATGGGCTGTCTTGACGTGAGCATCGCTTTCGATGACATGGATCAGCCCCAGATCAAGGTGCGAAACGAAGATCCGCTAATCGTGTTCCCAGATCCCGATAGCCGGCGCTACGATTGGAACGAGGATGCTCGTTTCATTGCGCGGGCTAGGTGGTGGAGCATCGCGGAAGCGTGCGAAGTTTATCCGCAGGCCGAAGCCGATATCAAGGGAGCGGGCGGACTGTCGCCTTTCGACTCCAGCTCCGGGCAGCTTGCCAACGTGGATCACTTCAAGGGCGAGCGCTATGTCGACAAGGACAACGAGCGCATCCGAATCATCGAAGTGCAATACAAGAGACAGGAGCGCGAACGCCTCTTGCTCCTCGCCAACGGCACATCCGTCCCCCTGAAAGATGACGGGAAGGTCAAGGAGATCTTCAAGCAGGCCAAAGAGCAGGGCATTCAAGCCAAGATGCTCAGCCGGCTTAAGACAACGGTGTGCGTGGGCGTCTATGCCGCTGGCGTGCTGCTTGAACACAAGGAAACCGACCACAAATACTTCTCGCTGGTGCCCTACTTCGCGTACCGGCGCAAGACAGGGGAGCCTTACTCCCTAATAACACTCGCACTGTCCATGCAGGACGCAATTAACAAGCGAGAATCTAAGGCTCTCCACTTACTCAACACCAACCAGGCCATCTATGAGAAGAGCGCCGTTGACGATCCTGCGCGGTTGGCGGAGGAAAAGGCGAAGCCGGATGGAAACATCGAGCTTCGTGACGGTGCGCTCTCGCAGCAACGCTTCCAGTTCAAGGAAAACCTTGAATTGGCCGCTTCGCAGTTCAATATGCACCAACGGGCGCAGGCCGATCTCTACAGCATTGTCGGGATGGATCAGCGCATGGGGCAGCAGACAGGTGAAATCCGCTCCGGCAAAGGCTTGCAGCAGAAATATGCTGAAGCAAGCAAGCCGGTTGCGACTCTCTTCGACAACATCCGGCGCACACGGAAGATCTTTGCGCGTGTAGCCCTCGACTTCGTGCAGAAATACTACACGGGCGAGAAGATTTTCCTAATCACGGATGACGAGAACGCCGCCAAGCAGGTGGGCATCAACGCCGACCAGATGGCGCAGATCAAAAACGGGCTCTACGACGCAGTGGTGACAGAGTTCGAGGACGATCCAAGCACGCAGGACGAGCACTTCCGCATTCTGATGGAAACTCTCCCGCAGCTCTTGCAGTTCCCGGCTCCCTACACCGCCGAATTGCTCAAAGCTTCGCGTATCCGCAACAAAGAGGGGCTTCTCAAGGTGCTCAGCGAGCCGCAAGGCCCGCCGCCTGTACAGCCTAAGCTCAATTTGCAGGCCAATCTCGATATGCTTGAGCCTGTAGAGCGTGCCGGCGTGTGGCAACTCGCTGGCAAGCCTGAAATTGCCGATGCCGTCATGCAAATCAATCCCCAAACAGTGCAGGCGGCGAAGTCCGCCACTGAATTGGCGAAAGAGCAGATGAAGAGCAGCGGCCAGGGTGAGCAACAGCGTGTGCAGCTCGAAATGGAGCAGGCACAGATGGATGCTCAGCTGAAGCAAGAAGAGCATCGCATGAAAATGGAGGAGATGGCAGCGAAGCATCAGCTAGAGATGGAGAAGATCCAGATGGAGATGCAGAAGATGCAGCTTCAGATGGTAGTCGCGCAGAACACACCACAAAAAACGGAAAAGGCAGGGAAATGAAAAAGCACGTAGCAGTATTGTTTTTCATTGGATGGTTTTTCTCTATGCGGGCGAGCGTTGGACCTGGAATCAAGGCCACCACCACGGTGGGACCCTTCAGGAACCAAATGAGCTGCTCCGCTTATCGAGAAGAGATCGTTGAGAGCCTGAAAGCCGCTGGCTTCCAGGGCGTCATTGACGACTGCGTTGAGCGGAAGGGTGCCTAATGTGGAATTTACTGATCGGCCCAATCGCTGAAGTGGTGAACACCATCCTCAAGCGCATTCTCCCCGCCGAGAAAATGTCGGAAGAGGAGCGAGCCAAGCTTGAGGCCCAAGTTACCCTCGAACTCGCCAAGCAAGATTGGCAAGGCATCCTGGGGCAGCTGGAGATCAACAAAGAGGAAGCCAAGAATCCCAACTGGTTCGTAGCCGGCTGGCGTCCCTTCGTGGGATGGGTGTGCGGTACGGCATTCGCCTACCACTACATCGTGCAACCCCTTGCGGCGTTCATTCTCGTGGCGATCTACCAAAACCCGATTGGGGGCATGCTGCCGGTGTTCGATATGGACAGCCTGCTCACCGTGCTCCTCGGTATGTTGGGGCTAGGCGGGCTTCGCACCTTTGAAAAGTACAAGGAGGTTTCTCGTGGCTAGGGAATTCCGTATCGGCTTTGACAAGATCAGCGATCCTCAGACCATCACCCAGGAGAACGTCAAAGCGTTCAAAGAACAAGATCTCGACATCCACCGGCATGAAGTGGAGAAGTTGGAAGATGACCATGGCAAGCGGGAGCGTGTCTACCGTGTGAAAAACACGCGATACTTCGGCCCGTGGAGCCATCGCGGATAGTCAGAAAAAGATACCAGTTTTTCTGACAGCATGTGACACCATCATCTAACCAAGACCGACCATCCCTCCTGGCCGGAATGCTGGTGAAAACCCGGCTGGTGTCTCCTACCTTATACGTTTAAGTGTATTTTTCCATCTCAGAGTGTCTAGGGGCGCTTCGGCTTCCCCCAAATTTAAGCACCCTGAAGGAGTGTTCATGGCAGTAACAGAAGGCACGAGCGAAAGCTCTGCAACGCCGCTAGATTCATTGTTTAGTCACGACCCGGAGCCCGAGGAAAGCAGTTCCTCTTCGACTCCCGCGAAAGAGGCTAAGGACGACGAAGGCGACGAAGCTTCTCAGAAATTTCCCGAGTCTTCGCCTGATGAAAAACAGGCCGACAAAGGGGCAAAGCCTGAAAAGCAGGCATCGGACGTGAAAAAGGATTCTGAAAAGACTCCTGACGTGAAAACCGATGCTAAGACGGAAGGAGAGCCCACCCCGGAGCAGAAAGCTGCGAAGGAAGCGGAAGAAGCGAAGAAGAAGTGGGAGAACGACGAAAACCCATTCTTCAAGCGTTACAGGGACACGTCAGCCAGCTGGCAGAAGGAGCACCAAGAAAAGCTTCAGCTCCAGCAAGCCGTGACCCAGATGCAGCAAGAGATGGGCGTCATGCGCAAGATTGCGGATGGCACCTACGATCCTGAAGTGGATGACCCGGCGAAGCATATCACCCCCGAGGCGATAGCGTCCCAGGCCCTCACTGTCGGCAAGGCGTTGTCGTCCAAAGCGGCGATGATCGAGCAGCATGGCAGTGAAGTGGTTGAGCAGAAGTTGGCTCAGTTTCACGAGCACTTCGGCGGCAACCAGATGGTTCAGGCTCTCGTGCTGAATTCCGATTCTCCCGTACACGAAGCTTTCCGTGTGATGGAACGCCTGGAGTTCGAAACCAAGTACGGCAGCTCGCCTGCTGATTGGCATAAGAACATTCGAGCCGAAGCTGAAAAAGAGCTTCGGGAGAAACTCAAGGCTGAAATCACCGAAGATCTCATGGGCAGGGCTGACAAGAAGAACAACACCCCGCGAGGACTCTCTTCCCCTCGTGGGAGCAATGGCCTCAAGGCAGGCAACAAAGTTGCCGGCCCTAAGTCATTGGGCGATATATTCTCTCGATAAAGGAAGGTACTCAAATTGTCTTACATCGAAATCCTCACTGGTAACGGGCTGACCGCTGAACAATGGGAAGATAGCATTTTCAGCGAATACATCGGCATGCTCCAGTGCAAAAAGTTCATGGGCACCGGCACGGACAGCATCATCCAGGTCAAAGAAGACCTGATTAAGAAAGCTGGCGATGCCATCACTATCGGCCTCCGTGGTCGTGTGGTTGGCGGCTTGGTGTCGGGGAACGCGAAAGCCATCGGAAACGAAGGCACGCTGTCCTTCTACAACCAACGTATCGAAATCGACAACATTCGTCGGGCGATCAAGTTTGAAGACATCCCTATGTCTCAGAAGCGCACGATGTTCAACGTCCTTACCGAAGGTAAGAGCGCGTTGGAAGACGAATTCGCGGTCGACTTCGATGACGATATGATCGAAGCGTTGACGGACCACGCCTCTGGCCGCGTTCGTGGGCGCTATCTGTACGGGGCTGCGGATGCCAACTGGAACGCCACGCACGCCACCGCGTTGACGAACATCGACGGCACCAACGACATGCTCACCACGAACATGATCGGCATCGCAAAGCGTAAAGCTTTGATCCCGGTCAATGCCACTGCGAAGATCCGCCCCTCGCGTTTCAAGATGGGCAAAGACTTCGAGCAATGGTTCGTTCTGTGGGCTCACACCTACGCTCTCAGGGATATGGTGAACAACGACGCTGCTTGGCGTAACCGTGAGTTGAACCTCACGCCTGCCGGCACGGGCTCTGTGTTGTTCTCCGGCTCCGCGTTCAAAGGTGCGTGGGAAGGCGTCATGGTTTACGAGAACGAGCGCTTGCCGCTGATCTCGTCCACCGTTCAATGCACCGAGAACTTGCTCTTGGGAGCGCAGGCTGCGGCAGTTTGTTGGGGCCAACGCACCAAGTTCAACGAAGAGGAAGCGGACTTCGGGCATGACATCTCTTACGAGCTGCATGAGATCCGTGGCATCGAGAAGCTGGTGTTCAACCGGAGCACCGAAGAGGATCATGGCGTTGTGCATGTTTTCTCCGCTGCTGTTGCGGACTAACCGTAACTAAGAAAGGAGTTAAAACATGGCTCAAACTGCTCTCTCTCCCACTCGCGTTGAAGCGGTGGGCTCGATGACGAAGCTGGTGGTGGGTGTGGCTGGCGGAAGTGGTACGACCACGACTGTCACTGTGCCTAATGTGACGGGAATCAAAGCGGTGATCGTGAGCGGGGCTACGTCAGCTACTGCGCCCTATTGCGATACGATCTCCGGCAACACCTTCACGGTCACGCATGCTTCGAGCGATCTGTTCACTTACTTCGCTTATTGCGAAGGCGGCATCTAATTTACCTGTAGGGGGAAGCCAGTTTGGGAAGCCTAGTGAGTTGTCCCGGAGCTTCCCCCGACTAACTAAGGAGAATCATAGTGGCAATCGTTAATCTTCGCCCCTTCTACGTGAAGTTGGTGAACACCCGCACAAAGCGCCCCATCGATGACGACACGGGCGTGTTCCAGGTCTACACCGCTGGCTCCGCTGCCCGCGCTACGATCTACAACGCGGCTGGCACGCAGCTCACCCAGGAAGTGGTTGGCACTTCGTTCAACTCTCGCACGATGACGGACGGTACGTTGGAGTTCTACACCGACCGTAGCGTTTCGAGCGTTGACGTTACCATCCTCACCGCTGGTGGGCGTTCTTACTTCCTGAAGAGCCTCTCGGCTTCGCAGCATCGCGCTGACGTTGACCCTGAGCAAACCGAGTTCACTCTCGTCGCTGCTTTCAACGACCGGGCGAGCTGCACCACTGTTCGTCCGTTGGGCTTCCGCCTGCGGCGCGGCATGGTGGTCAAAGATGTGTTGGTTAAAGTCACTGCGGCCTTCGCGGGCGCGGCGGCTGCTTCCAACCGGTACAGTGTGGGCCGTTCGGGTGCCGCAACCGGCTTCTTGAACAACATCACGCTCAGCTCCGTTGGCTTCAAGCAGGGCAATCCTGATTTGAGCTTAACCGGTGCGGTGGTTGGTTCTCGTTACGGTGCGAGCTTGGCTGAGTTCCATGCTTCGAGCACTGGCAACGTCGACTACTACATCCGCAAGAGCTACATCGCGGCTACGGCCACGGCGTCGAACAACCTCGTTGTGAAACGTCAAACTGCGGCTACCTTAACCCATTCGTTCACCAACACTGGTGTCAGTGGCGCGGGCAAAGGCTACATCTACTACATGTACACCCTGCTCCCCACCGAATTGGCGAGTCAGTAAACATCATTGGAGGGAAATGATGGATCATCAAACCCAGGCAGAGTTTCTACGCGGGAAGTATGAAGCTTCTCGCGTAGCAGCTCTGGCTGTTACCAGCAAAATCAAGAGCGGGGAATATCCTTTAGAGGATGTTCCCTGCTTTTGCGGTGCATCAGATGACGAAGTGCTAAGCGAGCATGAACGCTACGGCATCCCGGCTCGCATTGTGCTTTGCAAAGAGTGTGCGATCATTCGCATCAATCCGCGAATGACCCAGGAGGCTTACACAGCCTTCTACAACGACCATTATCGAAAATTAAATTCCCCTAAGCTCCTCACCACCAACATCACCAATACGGACGAAGAGGAGATGGGCGTCTACAACCGGCAGATGGAAAAGGGCGAAGGCATCATCAAGAAGATGCTGGAGCAAGCCATTCCAGCCCCTAAGCGGGTGTTGGACATTGGCTGTCATGTCGGCGGGATGCTCAAGCCTTTCGAGCAGCGTTTCGGCTCGGAGCTATGGGGTGTGGAGATCGATGAAGCCAGCGCTATTGCAGCGCACGAGAACGGCGTGGCAGTTGTCCCTACAGTGGACGACCTGATCGCCAAAGGGCTGAAATTCGACTTCATTATCATGCAGGACGTGCTGGAGCACTACACGGATCTCAACGATCTGCGTAAGGTAAGAGAGCTGATGACCCCGGAGTCATTCCTCTACATCTACACGCCCGGACTGTTTCGAGCGAACATCCACAGCAACGTGCAGATTGCGCACACCTATTATTTCTGTGCGAACAATCTGCATTGGGCATTGGCAGAGCTAGGCTTCTTCGTCACGTTCATCGATGAGGAATGCTACGCTTTCTGTCAGCGGGCCGAAGGCCGCACCATCAACAACCCCAAGCCAACCGAATGGGTGGAGTATGTGCGAGATGAATGGGACGGAAAAGAGCTGCGCAAGATGCCGCCCTTCAGCGGGGTCTGCAAGTTCACCAAAGAAGAGCTGTACGGGAACATGCGCGACGTGTTCGCAAGGAAGCTCCCCGATCTCTCAGAGATCACCCAGACGCAGCACGGAGGAGTGTGCATTGTCGCTGGCGGACCTTCCATTGATGGAGAAGTGGACACCCTCCGAGAGCTACAAAAGCAGGGT